GCCGAAGGTGAGGTATGGTCTGAGGTAGCAGATGAAGGCGAGAGTTGGACTGTGGTGTCTGCTGAAGGTGAAAGCTGGACACCTATTGCTGCTAGTTCTGATACTTGGACAAACGTGTCTGCTGAAAATGAAAGCTGGAGTTCGCAATGATTAGCTTTGGGGAATTTTTACCTGACCAATCAGATTTTGGTAATGCAGGTGTTACAGTAGCCAACAACGTCATTCCTGCGGCTGCTGGCTATGAGAGTATGCAAAGCATTTCTCCCATCAGTGGTGTCGCTGATGAGGTGATTGTCGGCATGTTTGCTGCCGCTGATGATGATGGCAATGTTGGCTTGTATGCTGCTGACCGCACAAAGATTTACAAGTTCGATACGACTGATGGTTCTCTGGACGATATTAGCAAAGCTGGTGGATACAGCACTGGCGTGGAAGACCGTCCTCGCTTTGTTCAGTTTGGTGAAGCCGTAATTAGCACAAACTTTGCTGACCCCATTCAAACGACTACTGCCGCCGATGCTGGACCGTTTGCCGACCTTTCTGCTGATGCACCAAAGGCTAAGTACCTTGCTGTTGTGCGTGACTTTGTAATGACTGGGTTTACCAATGATGCAACAGACGGCAACAAGCCATATCGTGTGCGCTGGTCTGCGCTGGGTGATTACACAAGCTGGGCTGTGTCTGCTACGACTCAGGCTGACTTCCAAGACATTCAAGACATGGGTGATGTGACTGGACTTGTCGGCGGTGAATATGCCACTATTCTTATGGAGAAGGGCATTGTGCGCGGTAGTTACATCGGTGCGCCACTGATATTCCAGTTCGATAAGGTGGAGACGGTGCGTGGCTGTAAGGTTGCTGGTAGCGTTTGTAATGTTGGTCACAGTGTCTTCTATCTGGCTGATGACGGCTTCTATATGTTTGATGGTGAGCGTTCTCGCGCCATCGGTGCAGAAAAGGTAAACCGTTTCTTCTTGGAAGACTGGGACGGCGCATATGCTAAGAATATGACAGCCTCTGCTGACCCGCTTCGCCAGATTATTGTTTGGTCTTATGCAAGTACGGCGGCTACGAATGGTTCACCTGACAAACTTATTATCTATAACTATGCGCTTGATAAGTGGAGTACCGCGTCTGTTGCTGTGGATATGGTTGCACCTATTTATACCGCTGGCTACACTCTTGAAGCTCTTGATGCTGCTTTTGGTAATCTTGACGTTCTACCTGCTTCTCTCGATGGTGCTGTCTATCGCGGCGGCGAGTTTCTATTTGCCGCTTCAAAAGACAAAAAAATCCAAACCTTCACAGGAAGCACATTGAGCGCAACAGTAGAGACTGCTGAGTTTGAGGTGCGTAAGGGTTCTCACTCCCTGCTTAATAATGTTATTCCATATGTTACCTTGCGTGAAAACTCTACTGGCACAGTGACGTCACAGGTTGCCTCGCGTAATCGTCAGGTTGACACTTTTACATTTGGTAGCGCATCTACTCTGAATAATGACAACTTCTGCCCTGTACGCTCTAACGGACGTTACCATCGGGTGCGTTTAAACTTGAGCGGTGAGTGGAAGAAGGCGCAGGGCATTGACGTTGATGCTAATACGATAGGACGCAGGTAATGGCTAACCAATACCGCAGACTTCCAAATATGGGTGGTACGCCTCGTGAGGTCGCGGAGGTGGTCAACAACCTTGTAGAGGGTAAGATAAACTCTACTGGTGCGTTTCAGTTGACTGCAAGCTCTACAACAACAACGGTTAGTGATTTGCGTGTAAACCCTAACAGCGTAATTCTTTGGACACCTAAATCGTCTAATGCAGCTCAAGAGCTATCTCATCTTTATCTTAGTAGCGTAGGCAAGCAAACCTTTACACTTACACATCGCAGCAACGCAAATACAAGTGATATTCTTTTTCATTATGCTGTTCTAGGATAGCGTTTACAAACGGTGGATAACCGTATAAATTAAGGCCAGAGGTAAATAAAATGGCAGACGGAACTACAGAAACAGTAACCCAGACAGGTGTTGACGAGTTTGCTCAACCCTTCTTGCAATATGGTATGTCTGAGGCATTGCGCCAGTATCAAGCTGGTGCGCCGCAGTTTTATCAAGGTCAGACTTACGCTGGCTTTACACCACAGACAGAGCAAGCACTGCGTATGCAGGAGCAACGCGCCGTAGCTGGTAGCCCACTGACACAACAAGCGCAATCGACTCTTGGCTCGTTTCTTGGTAGCACAGGGGCGCAGGGCCAGTATGTACCGCCTGCACAGTCTGGCTTGCTTGCTGGCGCTATCCAACGTGCGCTAGACCCCGTACAAGCTCGTGTGCAGAGTCAACTGGCTCAACGTGGTCGTTTAGGTTCTGGTGCTGCTGCTGATGTTACAGCCCGTGCATTGGGTGATGTAGCTGCTGATGTTGCCTATCGTGACTTTGCCACGCAGCGCGGTCTTGGACTGCAAGCTGCACTTCAAGCTCCAGCTATGGCTGCTGCTGATTATTCTGATATCTCTCGTCTTCAACAAGTTGGTGCTGCCCGTGAAGCTCAAGCACAACGTGGCATCCAAGAAGCTATGCAGCGCTATCAGTATGAGCAGACATCTCCAATGGAGCAGTTGGCTCGTTATCAAAACATTATTTCTGGCTTCCCAATGGGTCAGGTTTCAACGCAAATTACACCGTATTATGAGCCTAGCAGTGGTCAACAGTTCTTGGGTGGTGCGGCCTCACTTGTAGGGGCTTTAGGTGACAGTGCTACAGCACAAGAACGTAGAGAGGCTGCTCTTTATGGCGGCTTGTTGGGTCTTGCATAGGTTTTATTATGGCTAATCCTTACGATTTTACTGGTCTTCTTTCACCGCGTCAGCCAATGAATATAGTTGGCGGCATTGACCCGCTTCGTGGTCAATCCTTAATGGGGCAGCCCGTGCGTATGCCAGCACCCCCTCCAATGACTCTTGCACTGCAACAGCGTATGCAGCCAGAACCCCAGCAAGCGCGAGGCGGTGGTATTTTAGGTGGTCTGGGCCGCGCTTTTACTGGAGAAGGTTCATCTGCACGTCTGTCTGCTTTGGGTGCCTCTCTGCTGCAAGGCCCAAGTCGCACACCTATTTCTCTTGGCTCTAGCTTGGCTCAGGGCTTGTTGGCTGGCAATGTTGCCGCACAGCAGGAGCAAGAGCGCAAGTTTAAACGCGGCCTTCTTGAGCGTGAAATGGCTGTTGCTGAAGCTAAATTAAAGCCAAAGCCAACGGAAGCTGAAAATGTAAATATAATCCTTCCTGATGGAACAACAACTTATGGAAAATCAGATAAGTTGGGCAATTTGACCCTCCCTGATGGCTCTAAAGCGCCAGCGGGTTCTCGCATTTTTGGCACGAGTATTACTGCCTCAAAGTTAAGCGACATTGCGCCAGAAGATAAAAAGGCAAGGGAAGAGTTTGGAGAACTTTCTATTAACGCTCAGACTTTCTTCAACTCTGGCAACAAGCTACTTAAGGGGCTTGAGGAAAACAAAGCAGCTGCAACTGTTGTTGGTACTATTTCTGGTGTTGGTTCTAAGGTTTATCAAAACGTAGAAGAGGGTCTTAAAGCGTTAGGTGTGCCTTCGGAAAAGACACAAGAATTTGAAAATATATTTGAGAAAAACTCAATTGACTCGTCAAAAATGAAATCTCAAATTTTAGACTTAGCTTACCAAGCAGCTAAAATTAGAGGCCAAGAGGGAAGAGGGCTTTCCGATAGGGATGTTAAAATATTCTCTGAGATTATTGGCTCTAATAAACCAGCCGCTGAAAAAGCCGCTGTTTTGCGTGATTATATGGATACAATAAAGCGCGAGGTTGAATTGAGGGCTAACTTAATAAATCAGTCTCAGGGAATTGATTTAACTATACCGCCTCTTAATATTTATACGCCAGAGCCTGTGACGCCCCCGCCTGCAATGCGCGGAGCGGAAGACGGGTCGAGTAGACAGGATAAAGTAAAAGCAGCTCTTGATAGAGCTAACCAAGTCCAGCAAACAAGGTAGGGCTAAATATGGCAACCGTAAAAGAATTAGAGGATGCTATCTTGGCGCTAGATAAAGCTGGTGATTACGAAGGTGTTCGTGTTCTTGGAGAAGAACTTAGTCGCATCAAAGAGTCACCACAGAAAAGCGTTTCTGTTGAAGAGCTTTTTTCCTTTGAACGCCCAGAATCTATACTGCCAGAGCCTCTTGAAACCGCTGCATCATTTGTTGGTCAATCCCTTCTCAAGGGTGGCTCTAAACTTGCGCGTGGCGTTGCCTCTGCTCCGTTTGACATTGCGTCTTACTTTGCCGAAGACCCAGAGGTTGCAAGGCAACAAGCGGCTCGTGGAAAGGCTGTGCGCCAAGCTATACCAAAGGTTACTGGGGGCATGAGGGGAACAGAGCTTGGCGGCACTATAGCTCAGTATGCAATTCCTGCCACTGCTGGGTATAAAGGAGCGCGCGCTGCGGCATCTCTTTTGGGGGCTGGAGGTAGGTTATTGTACCCAGCGGGTATTTTGGGTGCTGCTGCTGGCGATGTAATTGCCACTGTCCCAGAAGAGGCGGAGAGCATTGGTAGTTTAGTCGGTGCTGGCCCAACTCAAATCACCCCAGAGGACACTCCTTTTGAGCGCAGAGTCAAAACAGGTGCTGAGACACTTGCACTTGGCCCTATTGTTGATTTGGCGCTTGCTCTACCCAGAACAGCTAAGAGGCTTACTGGAGGGGCGGAAAAAGAAGTTGCCGAGCATTTGCAAAAATACACACAAGACGTACCAGCCGCAGTAAGCTCCATTGAGAAGGGTTTGGAGATTACACCCCCTGCTGGATATGCACCTACAGCGGCAGAGCTTACCGAAGACACTGGGCTGGCTGCTATTCAAAAAAATGTGTCAAAAACACCGTCGCTTGTTGAGAGAAAGGAAGCAAACCTCAAGGCTTTGTCTGGCGAGGCTAGGTCGTTTGCGGAAGGAATTGAAGACCCGTATTTATTCAAGTCAACTGTTGATGATTTTGTTGAGTCAGCTACGTCTGCGTCAAAGGAAGTATCTGATATTGCAGAATCTAGGCTAGCGTCTGCTGAAGAAGATTTGGCTGGTGAGCTTGCATCCATAGCAACCGCCAGCCCTAGAGAGGTTCAGGAAGCTGCGTCTGAGAATATTGCAAAAGCATTGTCGGATGAAAACATAAGGCTAAAAGAGGAGTCTAGCAGACTCTATGCAGCTATTGACCCAGATAAGTCTTTGTTTGTTGACATTCGCCCCTTGAGCAAAATAGCTGAAGATATTAGAAAACCAACATCCGCACTCAAAAAGGCCGAGGTGGATGAAACAGTAAAATATGGCAAGGCTATTTTTGACGCCATTGACAACTCTTTGGGTCTTCAGGTTACTAAAGGAAGGTCTCAATCTTACTCTGACTTGATTTCTTTCCGCTCAACCATAAACTCTGCCATATCAAAAGCGTATGCGGATAATGCCGCTCCAGCAGTCAAAAATCTTTCTCTTCTTCGTGATGGGATTGACAGATATACCGAGCTTCTCGCCCAGCAAGGCTCTGCAAAAGTCCAAAGGGGTGCAAAAGCGATTGTCACTCCTCATACACATTTCAAGGAGATACCAGCAGAGGCCGCTGAAGCTGCTATTCGCGCAAACAAGTTCTACAAAGAAGAGTATGCACCCAAGTTTAAGCAATCTTTAGGCGGAGAGTTTGTCAAGAAAATGCGTTCTGGCAAGCTGTTCCCCACGCAAACTGCTAAGTCATTTTTGCTTGGCCCGACAGAGGGCGCTCAACAGCTTTCTCGCATCATTGCAGATGCTGATAACCCAGAGTTTGCTCAAGGTGCTGTGCGTGAATTTATGGTAAGCCAGTTGGCACAGTCTATTTTTAATAAAAAGGGTAGCGTTTATGGGAAAACTGCAACTGCATTTTATAATAAATACAAGCCAGTGCTACAGAGTTTCCCAGAGCTTGATAATGAAATAAAAAATATAGCTCGTAATTTTGAGGCTAAGTCTAAAATAGCCGATAGCCTTCAGGCTGAAGTTAAGGCCGCAAGGGCCGCTCAGAAAGCGCCTCTGCCAGAGATTAGCAGGTCAACTCTAAGGTTCTTTTTGGATGACTCAGACCCAGACGTTATTATTTCCAGAATGTTTAGCGGAGATGCGCCTGAGAACGCCATTAGAGAACTAAAACGTCAATTTGGCGATAACGAGCAGTTTATGGATTCACTGCGTTTTGGGGTTAAAGACCACATTACTCGCGTTATCAAGAACCCCGCCTTAGAAGAAGGTTTTTCTGTAGGCAAAGCATTAAACATAATTGATATGCCTAAAACGCAAAAAGCGTTAAGCGAATTATATTCCCCTAGTGAAATAGCCAAGTTAAATGCTGTTAAAAACCGCCTTCGAGATATTGTTCGTTTAGAAGAGGGAGCGACAGTACCTAAGATACTTGGGCAAGAGGGTATGGCAGAGAGAGCAAGGATTGTTCTTGCTAGTATTTATGGTATTATTCGCGGCAGAGCCATTTTTACAATTAGTAAAATGCTAGCTGGTCAATTTAGAGATTTGTCTCCGAAAGAGGCCGCTGAAGAGCTTTTAACTAGGTCTATGCTTGACCCAGAACTTGCGGTAAAGATGCTTAGAAAAGACACAAAAGCAAATCAGGATGATTTAAGTATATATATTCTTAACAACCTTGTTGGCGCTGAACCAGAGCAGGAATAAATCATGGCAAAGAACAGTATTACAGATTACAGCAAAACAGCCGCGTCAAACACGGACATTCAGTCGGTTGACATAGACGAGGGCTGCCTGCCTAGCGGCATTAACAACGCCATTCGTGAGATTATGGCTGACTTGGCTGACATGAATGACGGTACTGTTACGCTGACCAGTCCCTCTTTTGCTGCTGCTAGTCTGACAGGCAACCTGTCATTTGGCGACAACAACAAAGCCATCTTCGGTGCTGGCTCTGACTTGCAGATTTGGCACAATGGTGCTGACAGCTTCATTGCGGATACTGGCACAGGTGATTTATACATTCGTGCAAATGATAACCTATTCTTGCAATCAGCATCAACAAATGAGAATTTTCTAAAGGCTGATAGTAATGGCGCAGTAACCCTTTACTACGACAATGCATCCAAACTCGCCACCACCAGCACAGGCATTGACATTACGGGCAATGCTACCTTTGACGATAATGGTAAAGCCATCTTCGGTGCTAGCAATGACTTGCAGATTTATCACGATGGGTCGAATAGTTTTGTTCAC